GGAGGTATCTAGCAGGAGCCGTGTCGTGGCGTCATTGACTAGCGTATTGACCTTTGCAAGCAGTGCATTAATCACAGACTGATCTGTCGTATTGGCGTCGCCGATTGAGAATTCGTCTGCCGCGTACCGGCTCAGGGTAGAGCCTGCAGCGCTGGCCGCACCGCGCCTGATGATTGTTTTATCTAGCCAGCCGTCAGCATCCGAGACAGAGATTGCAGCCTCTGATCCTAGTCCTGATTTAGTCTGCTCTGCATCAATGCTGGTGATATATCCGAGAAACAGCGGTACGGTCGCGCTGTAGCGTGAATCAAAAAAGCGCACGCGCGCACAGTCATTGACTGCGCCAGAGCGCCACCAGGGTCCAGCGGCTGGCGTTTTGGTCTGGCAGATGGTGAATGACATTGAGCCTCCGCCACCGTCGCCGCTCATCTGCAGATCGAGCGTATCCAGCTTGACATAAGGCGTCGTCGGAGACGATGGCGCTGGTAGATCCAGCAGGTTAGCGCCGCCGTCTACTCCATCAATGATGAGCGAATACGGATTCGGCATCAGTATTTATTGGGAGCGCCTGGTACGCCGAGACGCCGTACAGAATCGCCGACGACGGTATCTACCTTTTTATCTCCAATATTCACAGTGACTGCAACATCTGGCAGGCCATATCTCTGTGTCATTGGATCAATAAATGTTCCACTCGATGGAGGCGTAATGTTATTGAGCCGATATAGATTTTCCATTACCCAATTGGCGATGGACTCTCCGTATTTTTGCTTAATCTCAAATGAGGTCATACCTGCCTGCTGCTCTCGGAGAATCTGATAGAACAGCTTCTGCTGTTCCTCAGTCCAATTATTCCGGCGACGCTCATCCTCTCTGGCTCCGCCCACCAGGAGCTGCTGAATCCCTACAACAATTGCTGTCGGAATAGCAGCGGCTGCCGCTAGACCAGCGGCGACTGTTGTCAGAGCAGCGCCAGCAGCAGGTACGATCGGAGGCACGGCAGGAGCGCCAGGCTTCACTGGCACAGGCACGCCTGGAGCGCCAGGCGCAGTAGGCGCAACGCTTACTGGGATATTTTTAAACAGCGCCATAAATTTAGTGACGGCTGCAGAGGTAAGAGATTTAGTCAAACCGTCTGTCACGCCTTGTAGCACACCGGCTCCAACGGTAGAAATGAAATACGCTTTAATCGGATCTACGCCGCCTTTGAGCAGGTTAGTGGCAATGGCTCCGCGCAGACCGCCAAAGGCTGCGCCGATACCTGTGACCAGCAGCGTGATCGATCCGCCTGGTCCGAGCAGGCCGTCTGCCGCTTTGCCAACGCCTTTAATGTCGTCTACAAATTGACCGATCTGGCGAAGGATGGATGGGAATTTTTCCTCTGCTGCGGCGATAAATCCTGGCAATTTTGCAAGGAATTTATCTACCAGCTCTGTAGCAAATTTCTCAATCGTTGGAGTCGCGGCCTTAACATAATTACTAAAGCGCTCTACAAATGGAGTCAATCCCTTAAATAGTTTTGTGACTGCAGGCAGCAGTGCAAATCCAATTCCTTTCCTTAGATCCAATACTGAATCTGAGAGGACGGCAAACGATCCCTCTACCGTGTTTGCATAGGTTGCTGCGCCGCCTCTTGTTTTTGCGTAGATAGCATTAATCGCCTTCATACCGGTTAGATGCTTATTGGTAATACCGAGCGTCCCAAAGAGCTTTGCGCCGCTACCCTGATACGCTTTACCTAGCGCTAATGTCGCTTCCTCTAGGCTCATACCTGTAGACCGCGCAAGATCCATTGCAACATTTTGGATCTTTTGTGCGTCAGCGTATTTCTTAGTAAATCGCGTGCTGATCTCTACGGAGGATCGCACCTCCTCGCCGCTGAATGCCAATAGGCGTGCTTTCTCAATCTGCTTCTCAATGGCCGCCGTGACAGAATCTGTCGCCAGTTTTCGTCGCTGTAGAACATTTAGCAGCGCCTGCGCTGATGCCTGATCTTTGGCTGCGTCCTTAATTCCCGCTACCGCAAATGCCGCTGCTGCCGTAGCCAGACCAGCCGTGACTAGAGCGACCTTACGGAAATCCGCTCCGACCTGCTTCGCCGTATTGCCGAGACCAGAGAGCGCGCTATTAACGCGCTTAATGTTTTTAGACGCCGCGTCTCGTGCGCTGATCGTTGCATTTAAGGTTACGCCGCGAGCCATTGCAGATCCTTTCTAGATGCCTCTCATTTTAGGTACGACGCCAAGAGAGCCGGATGCGCGTGATTTGTATGTGCGCAATCTAGCAGACGCCGCACCGAGCTGCGCCCATTCTGACTCTGATCGATTCTTACCAGACATAGACGATGCAGTCCTGACGCCTTCCATATACTCCGCATTTTTCCAGTGGCGCATATATGGCTGGCTCTGCCAGACGGCTGCTGACTGATTGGCATACGCGACCTCCAGTCCGAGCACCTTATTGCGCGCAGCCTCATCCTCCATCAGCAGGACGACGGTAGCGCCGAATGCGTCCAGCGCTTTCTCTTTGTAGGCGACGACGGTAGCCTCTACCCAGTTACTACCAGGCTGACCTGGATGATTGAGAGGATTGGTCACGCCAGAGAGCGTCTCTGCCACGCGTCGCGTCGCAGACTGCTTCGCCTTGAGACTGTGTGGCTTTGTACCCTTCACCGTCCACCAGGCGTACCAGGCTGCTTTTTTTCCGGCCACTGGTCCGACGATACCGCCAGGACGCGTGATGCGAGAGCGGCGACCGCGCACGCTCTGCTGCACTAGGCCGCTATCTTTAGGCGCAGCCTCTCGAACAAATGGAGCCAGCGCGCGCGCTGCATTGACTGTGGCAAATTGTTCCAATTTGCGCACGCCTGCATATCCAAGCGTATTGAGAAATGCATCGTGCAGCGCTTTAGCGTCGCGTCGGATCGTACCCTGCAGCTCTAATTCGATTGCACCTTTAGCCATCATTTACCTCTAGGCTGCAGCTCACAATAAAGCGCCCACGCTTTAGTAACATCCTCCACATCGGCATCTAGGATCTCCCAGGGAGCGACGCCAAATTCTTTCCCTAGCAGATGCGAGATGATCTCTATGCTGGAGATCGGCACTGACTGGCCGATCGCCAGTCGTCTCGCCTCCAGCTTTACGCGTTTGGGAGTGTATTAAGCGCCGCCGCCCATTTGTCCATTGCCTGAGTGATCGCCTCTACCGGCGCATCTAGGATGCTCTCGGCAGGATTGCCATCCAGATCTAGGAGCGTATGCTCTACGACCAATTTCTCAAATGCCGCAAATTGCGTAGCAGGCTCACCCTGCAGATCGATCAGCACGCGAGCGCTAATCCGCTTTCGCATAGTGATTGTCTGGCCGGCGAATGCGCCGACCAGATCAATCTTAATCGTTTCCATTTACTACCTCCTGACGGCTGTGCCGTCGCTAATTATGGCGCGACTGCCAGTGGCGAATCGCAGATAATCTCAAGGCTCTTACCGCTGGTCGTATCGTACGCCAGTCGGAGTGAGACCTCATTAACGACCATCCCATCTTGTTCGGCCGAGAGCGGAGTCACTGACTCGATCACCCAGGAGCCGAGAATCCATACGCCGAAACTATCAGCGGTTGTGCCGTGGATGCGGAGGTAGCGCTGCTCTGCCTGCTCGGTAATTCCCCACGCGCCGTTAGCGATCGCAGCCGCATTAGATGCGACCGTGAGCGTGAGCGTTGCGTCAAGAGCACCAGTGAATGCAGATGTAGCAGCGGAGAGCGTACCCTCAAGCGCGCTAATGTTCTGCAGACCGGTTGTCACCGAGAGATTAAAGCTCATTAGGTAGCCATAGTCTGTTGCGCCTGTACCGCTCTTATCAGGGAAATTGGTATCTACGCTGAGATTCATCAGGCGACCAGCGAGCATCGGCTGCGCATTGATTGCCGTAGGGAATGTCTCTGCGGAGGTCGCGACTGATTTAGCAGCGAAGGTTGCACCGGCCTGCAAGATCCCAGAGGCATCTGCAGAGATGGTCACTTCCGTAGGCGCTGCGCCTACTACCTTGTACTGCTGCACGCCATCGGTCATCAGCATTGAGTAATAGATCGCGGTATCTACATCACCCTGAGTAGGACTCCAGGTCCAGCTATATGGCGACGATGCGCCGGTCACGCCAGCGCCGAGAGAGTCAAGAATGATTGGTAGCATTCGCAGTGATACTGGAGCTTCACCAATCGTCACGACTGGATTCTTACCAGTGACCGTGACTGCGCCAGCCTGAATCGCCGTGCGCTTACCGACACTCACATCCTCTGCGAGTGCGACAGTGACTCCAGGATCGAGCACGCCGAGAGCATCTGTAAACAGGACCTCTCCTGTGCTAGATCCGAATGTGACTGCTGTATCAAAATCTGCCTGCGCTGACGCCGCAATACGCGTCAGAGCCTTAGCGCCTAGTGTTGCCATCTTGTATGTCTCCTATGCTCTACGCTGTAAAGGCGACGATCTCACTGACCGTCACCTCTGTTGTGGCTGTGCAGGTCAGGTAATCCTGATCGGCCCAGGTATCAGTACCGAGCGCCGTGCCTGTCACCGAGACCTGCACTGATGCTCCAGAGAGTGTAAGGCCTGTGCGGAATGAGTCTCGTAGCCACGACCTGAATTCGAACAGGTCGCGGTATTTTCTCTCAAATCCGCCTGCAGGCTGAAGATACGCTACGACGCTCACCGTGAGCGTGGTAGTCCGATTACCGGCTCCATAAGAGATGGAGTCAGATCCTGGCAGTAGGACGATGGATGGCACGACTGCGATCGCATCTGGCGGAGTGGCATAGACATTGCGTACCGCATATCCTGTCGGAGGCGTAAGCGCGTCAAGATGCGCCGCCATCGCGTCCAAGATATCTAGATCATTCATCAGCTCGCGAGACCAAGACGATTGCGGTACGGCTCTAGCAGTACCTGTGCCTCTGGATGCAGAGCGCGTGCTAGTCGAATGATGCCGCCGAGATCAGCTCCACCAATTGCACCGCTGGGCGCTGTGAGGCTGAACCAGACTGCACCTGCCTGGATCGCGGCTGCCTGCTGGACTGCTGCTGGCGCGGTAGACGCCTTGTATCCAAATGAGCCAACGATCTTTACGCCGAGATACTCCACAGGGAATACCTT